TGTACGTTTTTAGGTACATTTTTTTGACGCCCATAACCAAACACGTGGTCTGTATCTAATATATAGCTACCCCCATAAACGATAGCCATTTCCATCTTATGTGGGGTGCGCTCGTATACGCTACCCTTCTTCTCTTTATATTCAAATCCTTTGTAGTAAAACCCGCTGTTTCCGTGTCTACTTTCTTTTTCCTCGAAGTGCATACAGTCTACAGATATAAACTGAAAGTCTAAAACATCCACCATGTATTCATCATACCCGTATTGTGTGCGCTGTAACCTTTCGTCATAATGACTCTGACTTAGTTTGCCTGTATCGTTACCCTGCCTATTTTTAACTTTTTCGGCAATTTTTTTAAACTCCTCCTCGGTAAATTCATCCCCCGCTAATCTTTTTAATTCATGAATAGGCATTCTTTTAACGTCCCCCGCATATACTATATCCTGAAAATTTGGATCCTCCGTATGGCTATGCACAAAAGATATAGGATCTACGTACTCAAGACTAATACCTTTATTTGGGTCGTTCTTCCTCTTTACCACAGACATACCTAAAGCTACTAAGTCGTTAACAGCTCTTCTATATGTTGTGTCGGAGAAATTGCTCCAGGCTAAGGTCATGTTTGTACCTATCTGTGCAGCTATCTCTGCATCAGTTTTTATGTTTGTATCCATAAATATCTCCGCCTCCTCTAACGTAGAGGGTATCTCCTCAGGGTCCATATCTAAAACAACCCCAGTTTTTTCCTTTAAAGACTGAAGCAGTTCCCTGGCCTCCACCTGCATCTTAATCTTCTCCTTTTTCTTGTTTTTCTCAGACGAAGACAAAGGGTCTACAGATTCTAAATTTGGGTATGGGTCTCTGGAAAGTATTTTATTTACCACCACCTTAACAAACTTAGGTAGGATAGGTACAGGTGTGTAGTCTAAGTTTAGAAGACTACCGTCCCCTTTGTTTGGGGAGAGGGAATTAAGCAGCTGCTTATATATACTTGTGTCCTGGGTGCCGTTGGCATAATCCCTATTTCTCTCAAATATTTTATTCCTTTTACCAAACAACGATGAAGGCTCATTCATCTTCCCCCACTGGGAATGAATAGCTTTAGCGTATTGAAGTCCATATGAAGTGGACTCTTTTGTTTGTTGATCTGCTAATGGATCGGGGAATCCATTTTTTTTATTTACGTCGTCGTGTCCATACATATTATGCAAATATAGTGAATCATCCGATTACATCATATCTCCTAAAGAACTTCTGTTCAGTGAAGTCTGTTCTAGGTTTAGGCTTAGCTTTTTGTGCTGCTAAAAGGGCTAATCCTGAGCTAATCGTTAAGTCAAATTTTGTTCTTTTATCTATTTTAAATCCTATCCAATCCTCCATTGTATCGTTAAGATACATGTTCCCCATCTCTCCAGAATCGTAGTTAATCCCTACATGGTCATGCACGTAAGCTTCTATAGCGTGGGCGTGCGCTTGTATCACATCCTGAGAGTTTGAGGGTATACCTTTGGTCTTTACGTTTGCGGTAGAAGAGGCTCCTTTGAGATGTTCTGGTCGGTCCATTAAGTAACCATCATAACCCCTTGACTCAAAGTATCTTACTATACCGTACTTATTGTTCTCCACTAAGAGTGGATACCCGTAAAAAAAGGATGCCATCAAGACGTCTTCGTAAAATATTTAGCCAGATCTGGGCGCGAAGCATACTCCACAACAAACATATTTGAAGGGTTATCTATGTGGAATTTGTTATATAGGTGAAGAGCCCCTTTGGACCCTCTTCCATCTAGTGTAGCATCTAGGTCATAGGAGTCAACTCCCCCACATCCTCTGTCTGCAAAAGGTGCAACCTTTTTACCTCTATCGGTTTTTATTACGTTGCGCTGTTCGTTTGGTGGTAGCCAGCTAACCCTAAACCTCCCGTTTACATCGGCGCTAAAAACAGCCTCTTTATCTTTCTCTTTCCATATAAAGTTACCTCTAACTACGGGGTTTGGGAAAAGCTCATCGTTATATTCTATCTGTTGATATATCTTACCTATGTTAAACAAGCTACCCTCGATACTATCTCTAAAGGCTTCGTCCTCTGTAAAAGGGAACTGCCTCGTAACCTCGTTCAGCTCCGAAGGGTCGTGCTTTAGGGATGCTCTTTCATTCTTTAGATAAGTTTTAGAACCTATAGAGATACTCTCCCCGTCTATTCCTTCAACTACATTCTCTGGGTCGTTTGTAATAGGTTTACCATATATATCAAAAAAACCTTCTAGGGAGTCTTGAGCTGGTATAAACAACCTATACAATCCGCTTACCGTTCTACCGTTTGCGTTTCTTTCTAAAGGGTTTGAATCCTTCCATAGATCCTTGTACTGCCTCCCGCCTTTGTCCATTGGATTTACCGTGCTTCCGACCAGAGCCTTCCCCACGATTTTTCTTCCGACGATCAAACACGTCCTCTGAATCCTCCATGCGTCCTTTATATCTGTAGGTCTTTCCCATTTTCCTGCTTCGTCTAGATACAACAGGTGTAACTTCTCCCCGTCATATGCGTTGTTAGTTGTATTTTTCCAGTTTATAACCGTATTCAAAGCCTCTCCAGTCTGGGAGGTTTTATTCTTTTTGGTTATTCTTTTTGATGGCTCTCTAAAAGCCAGCTCCATACGTGGGTTGGTGGTACCGTCCTGTATGGGTTTAAAGAAGAAAGGGTAGTTTCTAAACATATAAACCACCTTCTTCATAAATATGTTTTCCTGCGCGTCCTTTCCCGTCTTCGACTGTATCCCCATAAGCTTATCTTTAACTTGCGTAGCTTCATCCACAAGTACAGCAGAGCATATATTGGTGTAACCAGAACGACGGCACTTAGTATAAAGCTGACCAATACAACGAGGATCAGTCTCGCAAGCAACCATGTGTAAAAATATCTCACGTTGAAAGTTTAAAAAGTAAGGGTGTCCAATATCTAGCTTCGTCCATTGGAGCATCATGTAATGCCGCCCCGTAATATATATAGGTTCACCGTCGTTATAAAACCAAAAACCCTCACGCCTACGCCTAAATTCTTCCTCGATATACGGACGAAACCTCGCTCGGAACTCTCTCGGCATTTCTTCCCACTCATCCATAGAACTAATACGAGACAGTTCCTTCGGCAAAGGTATCCTCTCCCACACTTGCAGAGCGTTTGATTTTTTATATCCGAAAACTTCTTTCTTAGGCGGCCTTTTTGGAAGACAAATGAGTAGACTACCGAGTTCAATAATTTCACCTTCCGTACCATTGGGGCAAATTTTAATCGCGGGAGTATCATATTCCTTAACGTCTAATAGTACGGACATTAGTAGCTACTACCATTGCTGTTCATTCTCCCTAAAGCAGGGAATCCAGTTTTAGGATTAGCGGGCTCCATAGTTTTTCCACATGGACATTGAGCGGAGCTTACCACTTTACCATCTTTTACCGACATAGTTACTTTGCTGATCTCTTCTTCGTGATCTAAGCAGTTGCATATATACTTTGACATTTTATTTAATTTTTTTACGCTTAGAACCGCGTAATCTTGATTTCTCTGCTATACCTCTATTCTTAGAGGCTTTCATAACTTTCACCCTATTTCCTTTATGGTGTATATCCATCCCGTCCCCTTTCCTTACCAACCCTTTTCTTGTGAGTCTTCTTCTGTTTCTGTTCCTGAGGGCGCGGTTTTTCTTCTGCGTGCGTGAAGACTGAAACTTGCTATACTCTTTTTTATAATTTCTTTTTGCTAATTTCATTCCTCCACAAAGTTAAGGAAAAGTTTTAGTTGTTCAGCCATAGGTTCGCTCTCTTGCTCTGGGGCTTCATAGTCATATTGCCCCGCACCCCAGCTACCCGACCTGCGATCATCGTAGTGGTGTATAGAATGGCAATTAGCACACAGCACCTCACATTTTCCTACCTCAGCTTTTACTGTTTTAAATACGTACCCTTTACCTATAAGAGCGGCTACACTTTTCTTTTTATTAGAAGACTTTCGATGGTGGAGCTGTAAACACCTTTTATCCGTTTCCCCGCAAACTTCACACCCCATAGCAGATTTATAGTCATCTACCCAAGCATATATTTTCTTCTTCCTTACGGCAGTTTTTATAGATATACATTCTCTACAATCATTAAATCTTTTTACCCCGCAGGTATAGAGATAAAACTCATCCTCTTCTTTTAGTTTTTTACAGTTGCAGCACCTTTTCATTTTGAGAATCTTTCAGCAAACCCACCAGAATAATCCCGTGCACCGCTTATCTCCCCACTGTCTTTTAGATCTTTAACCATCTGAGATAACCTTTGTCTCTCAACAATTAGCTCTTTACAATCCGTAGCGGTTTGTTTTATAGATTGAAGCTCTGCTTTACGTGCACTCCCATTTATCTCAGGGTCTACAGGTTTTTTAATCTCTTCAATCATATTATCTATAGCTACCTACTATCTCTATGAGGTCAGACTGAAGAGTCAGTTCCTCCTGCTCCACTGATTTCAATAAACACCATCCCGTTAGGCACCGTATCTTCCCGTCCTTCTGGCTCTTATATGCTATGGCCTGATTGGAGATTGCGTGGTCAGGATCGTAGTTTACTATATATGTGTTGTGGGGCCTTCTGTCGTTCTGTTATTAAAATCGTCAAACTTAGCGTCTATGTACAACTCAAACCCACTCTCTGAGGTAATAGTATCTTTAAGCCTGTTTTCTAATTTAACGACGAATAGATTAAACGTCTTCATTTTTATTTGATTTATATGGGAACATTGTATTTAATTTATCTTGTCGCTTTTTACACCCGCAGTCTTTTTTCACCCCCTTTGATGCGTGGTATCTTTTATAAAACTCTACTAAGTTTTTCATTTTTGTGCGTCGAGCTATCTTCTCAACGGTGTCCCCTAGTCCTTTACTTTCACTCATAATCTAAAAGTTGCAATTAAACTCTAGCATACAGGGCATACCGTCTATAGCTTTCCATAAGGTCTGGGTACCCTCTTCGTCTTGCATATACACAAGATATCTATTCTTCCCATATTTAGACAGGTGGCGATCATCCTGTACTATTGTGCTTACCTTTCCTGCTCC